CCTCCTCCGCAGCCTCAGATGGCGCAGCCTCAGATGCCACAGCAGGGTTCAAATGCGCCTAGAAGGAGGCGTTTTGGTGACTCGTTAGAGAGTATGATGAACCGCAATATGTTTGCGGCGCAGCAGCAGCGTCCGTTACCGATGCCACAACGTCCACCTCAGATGATGCCGCAACAGCGTATGGTTGCACCTAACACGCCTATGATGAGAACGCCAACGCCGCGTCCTATGCAGATGGGCGGTATAGTTGGTGGTTTAGGTCCGATTACGAATGATTCTAGAACTAGGCTTGGCGATACTCAGTATTTTGACGATGGTGGTGCTGTTAATAGATTTGATCCTGATACGAGCACTTATGAGATTGGCGATTCATCTTTTACGATGGGCGATACATACGGCGAGGAGGAATTACCTGCTAGTGTTGCGTATTCAAAACAGGTTCAGGAGAACAGGGAGGCTCAAGGTTTACCTACTAATGAGTCTAGTGCTTGGAATTTGTATCAAAAGGGTGAGCATTGGACACAGAAGTACCAAGCTCAAGACCCCGTTGAGGTTTTAGACCCTGTTGAGGTAATAGATCCTGTTGAGAAAATAGATCCTGTTGAGGAAGTTAAGCCTGTTGAGGAGGTTCAGCCTTCTGTATCTTACTCTCCTGTTGTTCAACAGCCTGTTGTTCAGGAGCCTATTAACTATGACAATTTCACAGGAGATATTGGTTCAATTACTGGTGGTTATCCAGAGGGTCAGCAAACATATGAGATGTCTGCTTTATATGGTCCTAAAATAAACATTCCAAAATATGAATCTAAGTTTGTTCAAGACCCTGTAACTAACACTTTAACGACTACAGCGGGTCCGACAATGACTGCGGTTAGTCCTATTGGTGCTATTAATTTACCTGCGAGTCCGATTGAATTTAATATTTTCGATTATTTAGTAGATCCTGTGTATGGGTCAATAAATGACGATGATGATGTTGAAGAGTTTGAGGACGGTGGCATTGTTCAGTATTTTGCGAATGGCGGTAATGCGAATGCGCAAGCTGCGGCGAGTATGATGTCTGCGGGTATTGGGAATGTTGGCGGCAAGGCGATTACGTCAGAGGCTCAAAGTGTACAAGATAGTTTTTCTGATGCATCTAGTAGACGAAAGAGAAGAAGACGTAGAAGAAAAGCTAGAGAAGAGGCTGAGAGGTTAGCGTCAGAACAATTAGCGTTAGAATCAGCGGCACAGCAGAATAATCCTAACATAGATGGTCCGATGGAGAGTGCTTTACAGAATTACGGTGGCACGGCTTTTCAGAGTGCTGCTACTCTTCCTCCTTCTTCTGATGTAACTCCAGAGATTTTTGTTCCAGAAGTTGGTGCTGAATCAGGTTTTGCATCAAATTTTATGAACATAGAGCGACCTGATAGGATTTTAGACAGGGAGGCGGCGCTGTTCCCAGATTTGCGAGATGATGATCCTGCTTTAACGCAGAACATTATACCATCTGAAGTTGACCCTGGATCTCAATATACTTATGACCAAGGCGCGATTGGTTTTGGTGATAACCAAGATATTACTAATCCAGATTTGGGTGCAGGCGCTGATGTTGATCAATCTGGCGTTGGCCTTCCTTCTGGAATATATTCTCCTGAAATGATTAGGCTAAATTTTGGTATGGATGATAAAGCTGAATTTCCTGCTTTACCAGGCAACAGAGAGTTTAAGCCTGAAGGCACTCAGATTGCGCCCGAAGCGGCAACGGTAACTCCTACTGAAAACTTTGAGAGCACTAGGGCGATGTTGGAGTCAAATGTTTTTGACCCTGACAAACTTGATCCGAGGGGCGATCAGATTGTATCACCAACTGGGACAGGAATAGGACAAAAAATTACTCCACCGAAAGCAATTACAGGCGTTGATGCTCAAGCGGATCAATACAGACCTTCAGTAAACGCTGCGGAAGCTGCTTATTTGCAAGAAGCTTTGGATCAGCAAATTGAATATAATGATGAAGGTGAATTAGTTGCCTCAGATCCAAATTTTCTTGAAGAAGTTTTTGGTAAAGTTATTAAAAATTTAACATTTAATATGTATGATCCTAATAATCCTCAGAAGAAAGAGGACGCCAAGGCTATCTTAGATGCTTATAGGGAAACTGGTAAATTTGTTTATGATGGCAAAGAATTGAGTCTTACTGAACTTATAAAAGCGTCAAAAGACGAGGGCATTCAACCTGCTGTGATTGGTGTTGAGGGTGCAGATGGAACTGTTGGCTTTGACGATGGCACAGGCTTTAGAAACATCATGGGCGATTATGATATGGGCAAGGGCATAGGCAGTGATACGGAAAATATCCTAACTGGCTCTACAGATATATTTGGCGGTGGTGATAATCTTACAGACATAACAACAACTGGTGGTGATGACCGTTCAGATGGGCCAGATACAGGCTTCATAACTGATGAAGATGGCAACATTATTTGTAACACTGAAGGGTATGTTCATAATCCTGAAACAAATATGTGTGAACCTGCAAAAGAAGAAGAGGAAGGTGAGTCTAGCGGATCGCCCTCAATTGATATTGGTAAAGTGGGGCCAACAGAGAGTTTTGAGGATATTATGAAGCGAGTTGTAGTAGCTGCGCCAAACATTGCTCCTATATCTGCAAATGTTCAGCCTATGCAAGAGGGTGGCATGGCAGGTTTAAATCGCGCTGCGGATAATTTTTTGCAGGCTCTCGCGGGGTAACTTATGAATGAGCTTAGTGACTTTACTAAGTATCTGACCGATGAAGAGTTAGCTAAAGTCGCTCCCATGTTGGAGCGTCTTAAAGTATTAGATGATAGAACAGAAAAACACGATAACTTTATGAACTTTGTGAGGCATGTTTGGCCTCAGTTTATTGAAGGATCGCATCATAAAATTTACGCTGAGAAGTTACAAGCAGTAGCGGATGGCAAGCTGAAGCGGTTGATTATTAATATGCCGCCACGACATACGAAATCTGAGTTTGCGAGTTATTTATTTCCCACATGGCTTATGGGGAGAAAGCCAGATTTAAAGATTATTCAAGCAACGCACACAGCGGAGCTTGCTGTTGGTTTTGGTAGAAAGGTTAAGAACCTTATAGATAGCGAGGATTTTAGAGATGTCTTTCCTAATGTCAGTCTTGCGACAGACGCTAAAGCGTCTGGTCGATGGAGTACGAATGGTGGTGGTGAATACTACGCTGTGGGTGTGGGCGGCGCTCTCGCGGGTCGCGGCGCTGATTTGGCGATTATTGACGATCCCGTTTCGGAACAGGATGCGTTAAGCGTTAGCGCATTAGATAATATCTACGAATGGTATACTTCTGGTCCTAGGCAGCGTTTGCAGCCTGGAGGCGCGATTATCATTGTGATGACGCGATGGAGCATTCGTGATCTAACTGCAAAGGTTTTGCAGAAACAAAGTGATAGAGGCGCAGATCAATGGGAGGTTGTAGAGTTCCCTGCAATCATGCCATCTGGAAAATCTCTATGGCCTGAGTTCTGGTCGTTGGAGGAGTTAGAGAGCGTAAAGGCTTCTATTCCTGTAGGCAAGTGGAACTCACAGTATATGCAGAACCCGACTGCTGAAGAGGGTGCGATTGTAAAACGTGAATGGTGGAACTTGTGGCAGAAGGAAGACCCACCTTTTTGCAGCTATATTATTCAAAGTTATGACACGGCGTTTAGCAAAAGCGACAGGGCAGACTACTCTGCGATTACAACTTGGGGTATATTCCATCACGAGGATACAGGCGAGGATCATATTATTTTACTTGACGCTGTTCGTGGTAGATGGGAGTTTCCTGAGTTAAAGGAAGCGGCAAATGATTTGTTTCAAGAATTTGATCCTGATATGGTTTTGATAGAGCAAAAGGGTTCTGGGATGCCGTTGACACAGGAATTAAGAAGAATGGGTATACCTGTGACTCCTTTCACACCTGGGCGTGGTGCAGATAAGTTTACGAGAATGCATGCTTGCGCTCCTGTGTTTGAAAGCGGTATGGTTTGGGCACCAGAAACTGGTTTTGCCGATGAGGTTATTGAGGAATGCGCCGCATTTCCAAATGGTGAACATGATGACTTGGCGGATTCGATGACTCAGGCTATACTACGTTTTAGACAGGGTGGTTTTATTACGACCCCAAGTGATTATGAGGACGATGATTTAATGTACTCTCGCAGACGAAAGGAATATTACTAATGGCTAAAAAAGGTAGAAACGTAGCTCGTAAGACTATGAGTAGATCTGATGACTTGCTAGAAGCTGCGGGATTTTTAGCTGCGCCTGAAGCACAGAAAAAAAGAATAGAAGATGCATTAGCAGATGCTATGACAACAGATCCTATTCCAAGGCCAAAAATGAGGCCAAAGAAATTAACAAAGCCAAAAAGGAGGCCAGAGGAAATGAGAGAAGGTGGATTAATTGGTGGTCAGAAAAAACTTGATAAAAATAAAGATGGAAAAATATCAGGTGCAGATTTTAAAATGATGGAAGATGGTGGAGAAGTTAAAGGGAAAAAAAGTAAAAAAAGTAAAGGAAATATGTGTCGTGGCGGTGGTGCCGCTCTTCGTGGCATTAGTTTTTCTGGGACTAAATAATGAGAGATATGACTTACAAAATTGATATAGAAAAATTAAAATCTGGTGTAAATCAGGTTTTCTTTGATTGCTGTGAGTCACAGAATATTGAGGTTGGGGCGGAGGATATCGAATGTGGCATCTCCCTGCCCATTGATGCAGGCGCTCCCAAAGTGTTACTGCTCCATGATGGTTGAGCGACTTTCGCTCCAACACCTAAAAGGGAAAGAAAATGGCTATTGAAAGAGATGCAGGTCCAGGCGGCGCTTTAGAGCAACAGATGCTCGAACAAGCTGAAGTGTTGGTTGGAGATGCGATAGGTGAAAACCCTGGAGTTTTTAACTTTGACGATGGCTCTGCTATTGTTGGGGAATATACAGAAACGGAAGCAACGGTAGAAGTTGCTTTTGATTCTAATTTAGCAGATGTCATGGAAGAGGGAGATCTTGGTCAAATATCAAATGATTTGATTGGGAGCATTGACGATGATTTTTCATCAAGACAGGATTGGGAAGACACATACAAACGTGGCCTAAATTACTTAGGAATGCAGAATGAAGAAAGAGTTGAGCCTTTTGAGGGTTCCTCTGGTGTTGTTCATCCTCTTTTGGCTGAAAGTGTTACACAATTTCAAGCACAGGCGTACCGTGAGATGTTGCCTGCCACTGGCCCTGTTAGAACACAGGTAGTTGGAGGCCAAAATGAACAGCTTGTAAAGCAAGCTGAACGTGTAAAAGACTACATGAACTACATGATTACATATGAAATGGAAGAGTATGACCCAGAAATGGATCAAATGCTCTTTTATTTGCCCGTAATTGGTTCTACTTTTAAAAAAATATATTTTGATCCTCTGAAGGGTCGTGCGGTTAGTCAATTTGTTCATGCTGAAGACCTAGTTGTTCCTTATGGAGCTACAGATCTAGCCACGTCTCCTAGAATTACGCATGTAATTAAGATGGATTCTAATGAAGTTAAGAAACTTCAGTTAGCAGGCTTCTATAAAAATGTTGATTTGCCCGAAAACGGCATTAGCGCGGATGAAATGTCAGAAGTTCAGGAGTCAATAAATGAAATTCAAGGGGTTCACCCTAGTAATTCGTCTGTTGAATTAACACTATACGAGGTTCATACAGATTTGGACCTCATTGGCTTTGAAGATATGGGTCAGGACGGTGCTCCTAGTGGCTTAAAGCTGCCATATATAGTTACAATAATAGAGGATACGAACCAGATTCTTTCAATTCGTAGAAATTACGATGAAATGGACCCAATGATGAAGCGTAAGCAGTATTTTGTGCATTACAAGTTTCTTCCAGGGTTAGGATTCTATGGTCTTGGCCTTACGCACATGATTGGTGGACTAGCACAAGCTTCTACTTCAATTTTACGCCAATTAATTGATGCAGGTACGCTTTCTAACTTGCCTGCGGGATTTAAGGCTCGTGGCGCGAGGATTCGAGAGGAAGATAACCCAATACAGCCTGGAGAATTTAGAGATATAGACGTTGCAGGCTCTGATATACGGTCTTCTTTGATGCCTTTGCCATTTAAAGAGCCTTCAGGTACATTGTATAACCTTTTGGGTACTCTCGTGGACGCAGGGCGGCGTTTTGCGGCTATGGCAGACATGAAAATAGCTGAAATGAGCGGTGAAACGCCTGTTGGAACAACAATGGCTATTATGGAACGCGGTACAAAAGTCATGTCTGCGATTCATAAACGCATGCATTATTCGCAAAAAATTGAGTTTAAACTTTTGGCAAAAGTATTTTCTGAAACAATTCAGATGTACCCTTATATGCCATCTACAGAGTTTGGACCCGAAGTCTTTGCGCAAGACTTTGATGCTAGAGTTGATGTTCTCCCTGTTAGTGACCCGAACATCTTTTCAATGGCACAGCGTATTGCACTTGCGCAAACACAGTTGCAGCTAGTTCAGTCAAACCCACAGATTCACGGTGGACCGCAAGGATTATACCAAGCATATCGAAAAATGTATGAGGCGCTTGGAGTAAACAATATTGATTCAATATTACCACCGCCCCCACAGCCAATGCC